TCGCTTTGTCATAATTGTTGAAATAAATATTCATAGTATTAAAATTTAGTAATTTATAAGCTGTGCGCATCCTGTAGCTGGCCAATTATAACGGCCGCAATAATTAGTGCAATGATTAACTTCAAAAGTTGTTTATCTATTTTCATGACTGTAGTTTAGAGATATGAAATTATCAAAATAGGCATTCTCTTGTGCTTCAATGAATTGCTTTGTACTATATGCTTCATTAAGATCGTCAATATACTTTTTGCAGTATACTTTGCGCTCTCTATAGTCATAGTACATAAATTCACCTTTGTTGATCTTTGCGCCTGTCTTGTTGCACTTGCTGTTGAATTTTGCTGTGAGTAATTTCATAATTTAGTAAAAATTAAATGTGACTTAATCCAATCTTTGTTAACCTGCTTTTTTTCTAATTCGGTTAAAATTGCTTTTTTAACATCCTGAGCAGTTACCTTTTTAGGTTTCTTTCTTGTTTCTTTTTTCATTGTATTAATATTTATTGATTACAAAACCAGATTGATCTTTTTTAGCATCGCCTTTGGCCTTTAATCCAACAATAACGCCGGCCGGATCAAAATATCTTAAGTCTGAATTATCGCCATTTATAACAGCAATTCCACCGTATGACTCAGGGAGTTCAGCTGCGAAAACTGCAGCAATATTGCCACCCATTGAAATAACTTCAAGGCATTCATCAAAATTACTTTCTGACTTGCTAAAAGTTAATTTGTAGTTAGTACCAAAATATCTTTTGTATACGTTTATGTTTTTGGTATAATCGTAAAAAAGTAAATTTGAATAGAAAGGATCGAGAAAATTAATACCTGTGTATTTTTTAATTAAGTTTAGGTGATCTATGTCAGACGTCCCATTCAAGCGAATGGCGATCTGTTCAAAGTTACTTTTGTCAAATATGCGCATTATTTCATTGGCCAATTGAATGTAAAAAGCTTTGCGATCATAGGCCCAAAATTTAGCTTTATTGATGCGGGACAGTTGCACATTAGAGAAGCGACCGCGGCCTGCGCTATATAGACAAGCTGCTTTACAGCCTGCGCTTGCCATTGGGCAAAGGTTATGAGTGCCTATAATGTCAGATGGCGCGAGATAAAGAATAAATGTTGTTAACTCGTTTTTCGCTGTTTTAGTGTTAGTTGATCCCTCGGAAAGTAAGTTCTTTACAGGCTTATAAGATGGCTGAATTGCTGTTTTAGTTTGTTGCATGATGTTTGTATAATTAGAGTGAAAAATAAAAGTAGAAATAAATTGATTTGTAAACTGTTAAAGGGGTGTTAAATTACACCCCATGCGCTAAGGTTAATTAAAACGATACCGGCGAAAATTGCGATAATTGCGATAATTGGCTTCATGATAGTTTGTTTTTGTTTGTGTTAATTGTCTCACAAATATAGATATTAATATCATTAAAATATCAATTTTATATAATTATATTTAAATATTTATTTTAATAATATATAAGTAAATAAATATCAATCAATTATATTAATTGTGTTTATTTTTGATTACATGAAAAGAAAAGGTTTCTATATTAAAAAGGCTGAGAATGGTCTATATTTAAATATCTTCAAACATGACTTTATCCAATATATAAATGATTCACCTGGTGACTGGATCAAGTTTAAGATATTCGAAAAGCTTAATGATCCGAAAGGCTTTACTCACAATATGGAAATAATACAGCAAAAGGAAAAGCCTACAAATATTGTAGACTAATTGAATATCAACACAAGTCCGCATATCTTTATTCAAGATAATTCAACTATGACAAACGAAAAACTGGATAAGCTAATTGAGAAACGCAATTGGGGTGGGGCAAGAAAAAACGCAGGCAGGCCCAAACGCATGGAAGAAGATCAGATAATTGAGAAGCTTCACCCCATGGCAACCACTGCATTTGCAAAGCTACATGAGAAGATCAAAGAGGGTGACATGAAGGCAATACAGCTATTTTGCGCCTACTATATTGGCTTACCAACCCAAAAGATTGAGTCAAAGATCGAAGGCAACCTAAACCAAATCGCAATTGAGATAATCAAGCCTAATATATTACTACAGGATAACAGAACAATACAACTGGATGACAATAAGGCAGAATAAATATACATTATAACTATTTATATTTATAATGTATTGATATATAAGTAGTTAACGCTCTACTTAACATAATATTAGTTATAGGGTAACCAACTTTTTGCACTGTATTGGCAAGGTTGACGGCAAGCGCTGGCACAATGGGGGGGACTTAAAGGATTTTTTTTTGGGGCCAGGCCATATAAAGACAAATTTTTGAAAGTCCCCAAACCAACCTTTATAAATCTTATATATACGATGACCCCCTTTTTACGCATAGTTTTCAGTTCGCAAACTGCAAACCCAAATTTTTTTTTTCGCCCAAAACTCGCCTACCTTTGGTCGACTTAAACTAACAACAATGAACGCCACTCTCCAAACCAACAAAATCTACGAAATCCTAAACGAAAGTGACAAGCGCATCTCTGTCATGCAAGGAGGATCAAGGTCAGGCAAGACGTACAACATACTTATCTGGTTCATTGTGAAGTTGCTTCAAGAAAACAACAAGACTCTCACAATAGTAAGGCAATCGCTTCCATCCATTAAGGGTTCTGTTCTCAGGGACTTTGTGGACATATTAACAAAACTTAACATATATTCAGAGGACAACCACAACAAGACTGAGCAGATATATAGCCTTAATGGGAATACGATTGAGTTTGTGAGTGCTGATCAGCCACAAAAGATAAGAGGTAGGGCAAGGACTTACTTGTTCTGTAATGAGGCAAATGAGCTATCTTATGAGGCTTGGATGCAGTTGATAATGAGGACTGAGGGTAAGATAGTGATTGACTACAACCCTTCTGATGTGGCAAGTTGGATTTATGACTCTGTGATTCCAAGGGATGATGCCGACTTCAACATTACTACCTTTCGCGACAACCCCTTCCTCCCTAAAGAATTGGTTGACGAATTAGAACGCTTGAAGGATGCCGACCCTAACTACTGGCAGATTTATGGCCTTGGTGAACGTGGATTGAGCCAAGATTTGATATATACGCATTATAGGACTACGGCAGAGATGCCAGAAGATGGTGAGGTGGTTTATGGTCTTGACTTTGGATTTAATGTGCCAAGTGCATTGGTTAAGGTTATCTTTGTTGAGGGTGCTGCTTATGCCCAAGAATTGCTGTATGAGACCAGGTTGACCACAAATGATTTGGTAGATAGGCTAAAGGTTCTTAATATTGACCCGTACGATGAGATATTTTGCGATGCAGCAGAGCCAAAGACAATTGAGGAGTTGGTAAGGAATGGGTTTAATGCCAAGCACGCAAACAAAGATGTGACGGAGGGAATTAGGACTATAAAAGGCACTCCCTTGTTTATTCAGCAAGATAGTGTAAATTTACTAAAGGAATTGAAGAATTATCGGTGGAAAACCGATAGAAATGGCAATAAACTTGATTCACCCGTAAAGTTTGGTGACCACATACTTGATGCCCTAAGATATAGCATTTTTAGCAAGTTAACAATCCCTAAGATAACTTGGGGAGCAATATAAAAAAAATGGGTCTATTTGATATTTTTGGTAAGAAGAAGGGGTTGAGTCCAAAGCAGAATGTTCCTCCTTCGTTTCAAGGTATAAATGGTGCGGTCTTACAACAATACAATCAAGAGTCTTATGTGATGGATGGCTACCTCGGCAATGCTGATGTGTATGCCATTGTCAGCTTTCTTGCACGAAAGTCAGCAAGCATCCCTTGGTATGTGTACAGACTCAATAATGGTGAGAAAGCCAGGACATCCTTAATGCGTTACAAGCAACTCTCTCGTGGATTGCAAGCAGGTCAAGGCGCATACGAGCAAGCCATCCTTGCAAGGAAAAACGCTTACTCTGAGAACGTAGTGATGGACACACCTCTTTCTAAACTCTTGGAAAGGCCTAACCCATCTCAAGCACAGGATCAGTTCCTTGAGAACCTAATTGGGTATCATTTCCTATCGGGCGAAGGGAACATCTATGGCAACACAGGAATAAGTGGAAACAAGGTGTTGGAGATGTTCGTTCTTCCAACACAGTTCCTTGACATCTACCCTGACCCAAATGACCTATATGGCATACTTGGATACAAACTAATGGTTGACCAAGGCATTGATATAGAGAAAAGTAGGGTGTGCCAATGGAAAACATGGAATCCAGACTTCAACTCAAGCACAAGGTCACACCTTCGTGGTCTATCACCACTTCGTGCATCTTACAAGACCCTAAGAATGTCAAACGCTGCTGCTGATGCATCTGCGATGA